TGTATTTCTTGTGCTAAGTTTTTCATTATATAAAATCCTCCGTTATTAAACTTTTGTTACTTAGTGGTGAGCGTTATTAAACAACTCACCACTTTTCTTTCATTGCTAGGTGCGTGTACTATTGAGAACAATGAACGGCGACTGATAATTAGTGCCTTTGAACGGTGTGATATAAGTCTTGTCTTTTGGCTGACCGTCACAGCGATAAACCCATCTGAATACAGTCTCGTCATAGTCAAATTTAAGATGGATACTGGACGCTGATTGAATGTCACCTTTATCAATCATCAGGTATCTTGAGAAGTCAGCTAGAATTACGTCTCCTGCCGTTCCAAGAGTCTGACAGAAGTCGCAAGGAATAACAGGGCGTCCGAATAGAGTTCCATATGTCGCACCTGAAAGTCCGCCAGCAGGCATATAAACCAAAACCCCAGCAGTACCAGACGCTAAACTCATTGTATGTAACTGAGGCTCAATGTCCTGATTGATTAACCAGACATAATTCCCCGCCCTTGAAGATATACGTCTTGCCCACATTTTGATTATGTTTTCAGCAACTATGGTAGATGCACCTTGTCCCGTTTCTGCTGTTACAGTGATAAGAGCGGGGCTATTCATAATCCCCAAAGGTTTAGCCGCACCATCACCGTTGATAATAGCGTCACCCAGTTTGAAACCAAACTCATCCCTGAACGATGTATCTAGCCACGAGCCTAAGAATCCAACGTCCCGAAGTATCTCATCGGTTGCATAACACAATCCAACGAGTTTCTTTAATTCAAGACTAATCTGGTCAAAGGTCGGTTTAGTAGCAGTTTTCTGTGCGCCCTCACCCGCCCAGTAAGCAAGAATTCCACCATGCCTATAACCGTCTGCCCTATTCTGGTCGTTTACAGCAGGAATCTTAATACCATTAGAATTGCCGGATAGCGATTTCTTATCTACCCTTGAGAGAATCTCGTTTTGAGCAAAGGTGTTTTCAATCAGTTCATTTGAGAACTCTTGCTGAATTAAGAATCCACCATCGGCAGGGACTCTTTCACCCGCACCTGTGATTTTCAGTCTAGGGTCAATGCTCATTCCATTAGAGACATAGAAGTCTTTAATAGCCATAGCTTGATGCCCTAAAGATTCAAATGGTTTATCACCCTCATCTTTTACAACCTTGACTTCAGTCTCGGTGACTTTACGAGTTATATCTTTAGCTTTATATTCATTCAATTCAGTCTCCAGTTCCTTAACTTTATCAGTCAAGGGTTTAATTGTCTTTTCTAATTCCTCTTTAAGTTCCATTAATTTAACCTCCAAATTGTTCTTTTATTATTTCGCTTAGTAATTTAAGTGATTCCATATTATCAACAGGATTTGTCGTATCCTGTACTACGTCCTCAATGGTTTCTTTTATCGTTACTTCAGTAGTAATTACACCAAGATAAGATTCCGCAATGCGTTGCAAATTCTTTTTAACCTCATCGCTTGCGCCCGATTCTCTTAATAGCGTTTCAAGATAGTCTATTTCGTCTATGATTTCAGATTGACTGACATCGTGAGCCGTTTTCTTTTCGTGTTCTTTAACCCACTTTTTCGCTTTAGTCATTGTCCATTTTTCTTTGTCAAATAAATAGGTTACGTTTTCCTTGCAATCTACACAATAAAGAGCCTTGATTCCTTCGTTTGTTGAGATGTTAATTGTTCTAATTTTATGTTCTGTATGCCCTTCGGATACGGGAATACGAATATAATTTTCTGTTATTTCAGGCTTAGTAATTAAATCGGATTTTTCTACTTCATCTAAAAGCTCTTTGATTACAGGGTCAACCGATTTAGACCTCATTCCCATAATTGCATCTCTATTTGACGGCACAATTACTTGAGAGATTTCTAACAGTTCAATCTCTTTATAAGTCCGCTTGGCAGATTTAACACCATCTCCATCTTCCCATTCTTTAGGTATAAACCCTATTGAATAAGCCGCCTTACCGTTAGAAGCTAAATAATATGCCCAATCGGCTTGCTCGTTGCCAGCGTTGACATAATATTTCGGCTTTCCCTCTATTCCATTCTCTGTGATTTTAAGTTTTGTCCATTCCCCAATTTGATTGGTTAAATCTCGGTAATCGTGAGAGGCAACTAATACAGGGTGTTTCATAAACTCTTTTAAGGTCTTCTTAAAAGCTGAAGGCTCAACAACTTCCCCATCTCTATCTGATTTGCCAGAAGATACGGGGATAAACATATTCAAAGAGCCGTCATCTTCTACTTCTTTTATCTCTGCCCTAAAAGTCTTATATACAGTTTCCATTATTACCTCCAAGAGGGTTTATTCTATGACTACGTTATGCCCTTTGAGTGCTTCTATGATTTGAGATTTCTTTAACTCTACTGAGGGAAATAACCAAGGGTAAGCGGGCATTTTAGAAGTTCCGAATTCAAGATACTTTCCGTAAACTACATTAGTGCCTATTTCAACTTCACCGGGATTTACATTGTGGGTTATTGAGGCTCTTAATCTACCTGTCTGGACTTGTGGGTGTTTAGGCGGGCTTTGTGAAACATTTATCTTGGCTTGACGCTCTACAATTAGACCGACTTTTTCTAATCCTTTTTGTAGGGAATCAAGTATTTCTTTTTCTCTTTCTTTGCGGTAGCTCTTTATTGTTACGCTCATAGTTAAACCAACGGGAGTGCTACGCACCGACAATTACTGTGAACGGGAATCATACCGTGCATTTCTTTAGTCGGATATTCCCCTGCTAAAGCAAGGCACTCCGAGCATGCATCTGGCGAAGGGTAAAATTCGCTTCTATCAACACCTTCTAATTCGTAACGTCTCAAAGCCCCTTCATTTGATGCCGCTATCGTTTCGCTACGGGCAACTCTTTCTGCTCTATATTTAGCGTTCTCAGTAAAGTATCCCTCAATCCTCTTGGATAACTGAGTGATAGATTCCCCTGCTTCAAAACCTAGACTTAATTCACGTCTCAACGCCTCTAGCGTAGTCTTATTGATAGACTTGGCTAGAGTTAAAGAACGGAGTTTAATCCAGTCTAAGGCGTAAGAATCCATCTGTTTAACTAGCATAAAATAAATCCTTAAAAATCCCCTTTAGGGTATTGACAAATCGTTTTAAGTGTGCTATTGTTTAAGCATGGATAACATTATCTGGGTAGAGCAAAAAGTAGAATGTGGGTTAAGGTGTCATATCTGCAATAAACAACTAAGCCGTGTAGCTTATCAATTCTGCGAACTAGACACTTGGGGTTGTGTAGAAGTCGGTAACGATTGCGTTAATAAATTCAGGGCAACCCATAACGTTATTAAGTGTAAGCCAGATTGCCAATATACCGCACAATGTTTTCAATTCAAAACAGGGGGATGTGGATTTTAATGAATAAATCTTTTTGGTGGTGTCCCAGTTGTTTAGAAGAAAAAGCACCCCAGAATGTTACTTACCAAGAGCGGTGTGTTAATTGTGGACAACCTGTTATACTTAAGGAATTGGTAATGCAATCATATATTGAACGTCTAGAGCGTAAACTGGGTTATCAAGATGGCTTTGATGATGGATTACAAGCTGCTAGATATTGTGCTAGCTGTGAATATTGCCCCAAATGCCAAGACGATAACTCTAAAACTATATATTGCCCCTACTCAAAATTAAAGAATGAATTTGTTACCTAGTGAAATATCTGATTCTACTTCGTTACCCCAACAATCCCAACCAGCCGTTTTCTGTCGGGCAAAGAGTTCTATGCGGGGTAAATCGCCAAACATCTCTATAATTCTATCCCTTATGATTGCAGGTTTACGACTGTGAATTTCTCGTTCCCTAATTCCTTCTTGTAATTGTCTTACCTTTCTACTCTGAAGATATTGTGTCATCTTACCATTAGTCCCCAATAGAACTAACTCACAATTCTTCATTGTCCATTGCCCCATATAGCAAGTTTGAACTCCGCTCTTTTCTTTCTTCTGCCATATAAAGGCAACTGTCTTATACTTAAATCCCCATGCCTTCATAACTTCAATAGCATCAGGTATAAAAGCATCGGCAACCCACATAAAACAAACTGCATTATCATCTAGTATATCTTTAATTGGTAAGTTACAAATATCAACTGTCTTAAGAACAGGATATGCTCTTGTAATTTCTCTGTGATGGTCAAGATGGTTAGAACTATACATCCGATTGCCAAAGTTCCACGGCGGGTCAGCATAAATTATCTGATATTTCTTATTCATAACATTTTGCAACGCATTGCAGAATCTTATACTGCACTCTCGAAAGCGTCATGGTACACCAGTTCAATAGCCGCCTCAAATCTTTTCGCTGTGTCCTCATCATTAAAAGACGGTAATTGTCCGACTCTTTCAATCTCAGCTACACAAAGTTTTTGCTGTTCTCTAAAGACATTCTCAAACACTTTCTTAAAGACTTCTTCTTGACGTTCTGTTTTCTTGGCATAGGCTTCCCAGTGTAGACGTTTCTGGTCAGGGGTTAAGGATTTGGTAGCAGGGGCAGGAATTGAACCTGCTTTCTCAGCCTTATGGGGGCTGCGACTTACCACTTGTCCTCCCTGCGATTTAGGTGTGGTTAAAAGTGATTCGGGATTTTCAGGTGTAAACCCTTGACATGAGTCTATCATATTCTGCGCGCGTTCTCTGTCAATACCCACAGCTACTAGTAATTCGAGTGCAACTTCAGGCGGGATATTCCCCATAATTAGCCTTGACAAGACTTCAAGGGCAGCCTGAACCTGAATACCGTTAAGTTTCTCACCCTCAGCGATATTCTCGGCGGCATCACCAGTACCAATAATAGAGGGATGGTCTGTAGTATCAATAGATGGTTTAGCTGTAACGGGTGTAGGTATTAAGTTGAG